ACTTCTGTAGAAGTGATTGTTTATTCTTACAAGAACATTAGCATTCGCGTTAGCTGTGTCGCTGTTATCTGGATCTTGCGATATGTCAATTGCCTGTACGACAAAAGTTGAAGCAGTACCAGAAACACTAACATCTAACTGCGCTTTTGATATTCCTGTTTGTGTAACACCAGTAGTGTTTGTCATAGAGTAGTTCTTGTAAAGATCCGCTCTTGTAAAAGCCGCATCTGCATCCGCTAAGAACACTGCATCCGGGTCATCAACAACGAAAGCAACGATGTCACTCGCGTTAATTGAACCTGGGTAAAAGTTCTTAAATGTCGGTTTCGATGTAGTTGGATCAGTGTAGAAAACTCCATTGAATACTCCTACAACAGCATCCGATGTATTAGCAGTATGTTTCTCAATATTACCAGTTGAAGTTGGTATTACCAAATCCCCTTGGAATATTGCAGTGCCATAGTTTGCTTTGATCGTATATCTGTTCTGAGCACCCACTAATGGTGTACCGTCAAGTTTTCTGTAAGGTCTAAGACCAAACTTTTCACTAACGTTAGCCATAATGTTTTTTCTCCGTTTTGTTGTTAATAATCCAAGCTACTTGTAGGTATCGCAAAAATATTACTTTTTACGAGAACCGCCAAAGGTAACTCTAGACTGCCTATCAATATTGATTGGCATGTCCGGGTGTTGTTCCTTCATAAGATCCCTATCAATCGCGTCTGTTCTATCTTGAGTAATTTTTCTAAAATACTCAGCACGTTGTTTCAGAATCTCTTCTGGTATCCTTGCCAACACAAGGCCACCAATTCCGATGAGACCAGCATGTTTTCCTTCAGAGATTATTGGATAATCGTGTTCACCTATTTCACTTAAAAGTGTTTCAGCTTTCACAAACTCCCAACCCTCTCTCAGTTTTTTTGAAACGTTAGCAACGTCTTCAAATCCCTGTGTCGCAGTTCTTATCCACCTATGTGCATATCCCTGCGGAGCAGCTGGCGCATCCAAACTGGATGGTGGAGTCCAATCTTTTTTTCTAGCTTCTTTCGCTCTAGAAACAGACTCGCGTGAAGTTTTTATTTTTTCCATGTTATACTCCTTCCTTCACGTATTTTGCGTATTCCT